TGAGTCAAATTGATATCCAGGATCAGGATCAGCTATCACTTCAGTTCCTTGTGTCCCATAAGGAATGGATTGGTAGTTTGGACCTTCAATACTTCCTCCTGTACCTGCAGAGTAGCTATAGACATATGTGGGAGTGTAAGACATTTTTATATAAGAAAAAAAAAATTATTTGGTTTTTATATTTATATAAACAGTAAAAAATGGTATTATAGACTAGAATCGTCTTAGATTTAAGGTAGGTTGTATATAGAAACCCCACTCCCTATTTTTTTCCTTAAAAACAATTAAAACAGCGAACCATTAAATTGTTTTTAAGGAAAAAAATAGTAATAAAATAAATCTAAAATCTCGCTTAAAGAAGAAAGAGTTGACGTCACAAAAAAAATAAATATATATCTGAAGAAGTTACAATATAAAAAATCATTCATAAAATATATGGATATATGAAATAACAAAAGCTGAATTGATTTAGTTTTTTATTATTAAAAACAAAATCAATAAAGAAAATAAAAGACTATGTTACTTTGATAAAAATATAACCCATTTTAGCGGTCTGTTTTTTATAAAAACATTGAAGACAATTTTATATTAAATATATTGAATCGATAATATATTTAATATTTGAAAAAAGCCTAATACTTTTTGTAAAAATCAAATAATGTATAATCATAAATCTGAAAAGATTGAATCGGGAAGATATCGAACCGCTAAAGAAAATTTAAAAGTATGTACAAAAAAATATGAAAATTATAACGACGACAAATAATAATATTTTATATATGAATATTCAAGAATTAAATTTTATATCAAGATAAAATGAAATATCCATGGGAGCAAATATTCATTGTCAATTTAGACACGGATACAGAAAGACTCGAAAATATCCGGAATCAATTGACGCCATTGGGATTATCTTTGAGAAAATTAGAGAACCGAAGAGAAGATGATTATCGAGATGCCAATGGATCCAAAAAATGTAGAAAATATTGTTCCAAAAGCACCCTTGGATCTTACCAGGGACATTACAAAATTTGGAAAAAGATGGTAGAGGATAATCTTGAAACGATTCTTATTTTATATCACATACATAGGATATAAAATATACTAAGGATAAAGTTATTTTCTACATTTTTCTGGACATGGAGAATTTTTAAAATATTGAGGTTCAAATATTTTAGGATTGTCACATATACTTTTACCCTTCTTATTTTTACAAGAACATCCGGGATGTAATACGATCCTATTATACGGTTTACTTTTTGTAGTCGTACAATTATCCATAAAATCTGAAACATTGAGACCACACATCCAAAGTATATCATCAAAGATATCACTAACATATTTATACCCCTTTCGAATAAAAAGATACCCTATGATTTGCTCTACGAGATTAGCGTAATACTTATAATCGATACAACCAAGATTAAATATTTCCTTATCTCTCTTTGAATTTATTCTCTTTGAAAGTCTAATTTTAAATATAAAATCTTTTGGAAAAAATTTTCCAAGATCTAAATCAGTGAGACTCTTGATCATATGATACATGAATGTATTGGAATTGAGGAACGATCTTAACTTGGTCTTACATTTTGTATGATTGTATTTTTTTTCCATAGGATACATGATAGATTCAACCATATGATGAATAACGAGGTCTCCAAGGAGTTCCGTGTTCTTTACTAATTCTTTAATTTTATCGATACAATCATATTTCTTTATCCGATCATATTCCAGCTCTGATAGGATATGATCATATTTGATAAGTTGATCAACCTTATCTTTTTCCGATTTCGTATTTGATATTCCTTCTTCAATATAGAGTGACAACAATACATCATATTCAAATAAAAAATCCTTATTTGTGAATATTTTGATTAGTTTATCTTTTTGTGTTTCTATTTCATTGATAGACTTTTCAAATTTAGAAGCGAAAAATATTCGAAAGAGATTATAATCCTTTTCATCGAGTCCAAATATTTTATTTAGATCCTTATTGTAGAATTCTTTTTCGACGATAGGGTTAAAATGAACATCTTTTACCATTTTATGTTAAAAAAAATATTATATTATAAAATGGAAATCAATATAGAAAAAACAATCCATAAAGATTTGGTTAACAAAATTATTCATCTTTATGACGATAATTTTTCACCACATGTACGTATTCCTCATTACAAACTCCGAAAGAGATTAAAAAATAAAACCTACGAGATCATTTCATTAAAAAAAGATAATGAAATGATTGGATTTAGTCTCGTATCCTTAAATAAAATTCTTAGTACCATATTTATTGATTATCTTTGTGTTGATAAAAAATTTCAGAAAGGAGGATATGGTAAAATGATGCTCCAAGAGTTGAATAACAATCGTTTTTTCCCAGGATATAAATATTCTATCTTAGAATGTGAAGACTATCTTGTATCATATTATCAAAAGAACAAGTTTCAAAAAATTCCAAGAGAATATCCACTCGAGAATCCCCGACCTCTATATATGCTCTATCGTAAGAGATCTTCAGACATCACAGAGTCTGAACCTCTTCTCTATCACAAATTTATCAACTATGGATTATTATTTAATGGTGAAATAATAATTTATTATGATCTATTAAAAATACTATATGAGTTTATCTTTGATAGTTATAAAACTTATCTATCTATCATCATTATGAATTATAAATCTACACATACATAGCATCTTTTTTACTACGCAGTTGAAGGTGCACTTGTTCCTTTTTTCCTAAAGATAAAGTATAAAAATAATAACAGTAAAATTACACCTACACCAATAGAAACACCAATAATAGACCAAAATACAGTATCGGATAACCCCTTTTTAGGTTCTACTGGAGGAGGAGGCGGAGGGGGAAGAGGAGAAGGAGGAGGGGGAGGGGGAGGAGGTGATGGAGGTGTAATAACATACCCGGAGCAACCAGTACAACCAGTACAACCTACGATGAGACCGGTTTGTAGATTGATATTACACCCTGTACAACCTGTACACCCTGTTGATCCTATAATTGGTGGTACGATAAAATATCCGTTACATCCAGTACAACCAGTACAACCGTAAAATCCTTGTGTGATTGACCATTGACAACCTGTGCAACCTGTACAACCTGTTGAACCTACGACTACATTGGTTGTTCCAAAAAGATTGTATCGGATAGGTTCGCCGACTACTCCTCCGTACATTATGTTCAATTCATCTAAACGCTTAGATAATTTAGACATTTTATTTTAGGCAAAATATTTTATTCATGACAAAATATTTTATTCATGACAAAATATTTTATTGATGACAAAATATTTTATTGATGACAAAATATTTTATTGATGACAAAATATTTTATTGATGACAAAATATTTTATTGATGACAAAATATTTTATTTTAGGCAAAATATTTTATTGATGACAAAAATAGAAATCTGGATGCCAAATTTTATATTACCCCGGACTGAATCGAGAGATGAAATGAATGTTAAAACGATTAAGAAATTAGGAAGTGGATCTTATGGAATTGTTTATGAAATAAATTTTAAAGGTAAACCTTCTGCTCTTAAGGTTGTTAGAAAGAATCGAGAAGAAGAATCGTTATTGAGAGAAGAGATTGAACTTATACAATTTCTGATAAAAAATGATCCTAATTGTAAAATAGAACAATTGTTATGTTATAGAGATATTTCAGAGGATGATGGAAACATTTATTTCGTTTCAGACCTCATGGAGTCTGATTTAGAAAAGTTTCGAAAGTCTGAACCATATAAAAATTTATCTTTTTCAGAAAAAATAGATATCATATATGATATTACTAAAAAGATTGTCAAAGGATTAGATGCTCTTCATAAGGTAGGTGTGATCCATCGAGATATCAAATTAAAGAATATTTTGACGAATCGAAAAGATAGAGGATACGATGTAAAGATAGCAGATTTTGGAATTAGTTGTATCATGGAACAATGTGAAGGATTTAATGGAACACCAATGTATCTTCCTCCTTATGTTAACAATAATAAAAGGGTAATAAAATGGACCCCGAGAATAGATCTTTATTCATTTGGTATAACTCTATATCGTCTGATTTTGAATAGAGACATGGTCACATCTAAATTTCTGACTGATATTGATAATAAAGATTTAAATTTAGATGATTCAATAAGAGAATATGTTGACAATTATGATAAAAAAATAAAACAATTAGAGAAATTAAAAAGTAAATTATTGGATGCTAGTTCATCAACACAAAGAAAATTTGATAAACTTGTATCTCTAGTGAAAAAACTTTCTCATCCTAAAATGGAAGATCATATTACTACTAAAGATATTATTCAATTTTTAAATTAAATCATGTTTATATCATAGACATGATCTATTTATATTTGAAACATTTCGATATATTTCTCCTTGTCCTTTGGGTTCATGGATTCTTGTCTTTCGATGGAGAAATCTTGAGTGTATTTTGGATACAATCCAATCTTGGTAATATTTTGATGATTCATACTATTGATTGTCCAGTCGTAATCTGTAAGCTCCTTTGCGAATATCTGTTCCGCATATTTCCACCACAACCCATGGTCTCTTGTCAAATAGGACACTGTCAACATTCTTAAACGATTCAACATGTATCCAGTATACAATAACTCTTTCATCCCAGCATTTACCAATTTCGATTCCGTCTCACCTATTACCCAGTTTTCGAATATTTTCTTCGCCTCCTCGATGTCCTTTCTTTCCTTTTCTGAAACTGTGATTGTCTTTCCAGTCTCTTTCTTCCAATCTTTGAGATCCTGTTCAGAGATAAATCTAGGATTCTTTTGTTCCCATGTGGGCTTGTAAAAAACTTCATTCGGTTTATACCATGCCAAAGTATAATAAAAATCTCTAAAATACAATTCTCTGATAAATGCCATCTTATCTTCATTTGAAGGTCCTTTTGACTCCCTTGTAAGATGATGAACTTGTCGAATAGAAATCATTCCAAATTTGATAAATGCTGAAAATCTAGATACTCTTGGATCTCCTACTTGTTCTCTTAATTTTTTATTGGAATATCCTTTGATATTTTCCCCAAAATGTTTCACCAATTCACCAAGATCCTCTGGCATTAGATTGGGTATCCTTGATTCCTCAGATTTCGACATGATATATTTTTCAATCTTTCCCGAATGAATAAATTTTTTGGTAGGGAGTTCTCCTACCTCCCGAGACCATTGGATCCTTCGATTCTCAGTATCGGGAAACTTTTTCTTTTCCAGATAGGAGATGAAAGGTGCAAGTTTGGAGAAGGGCTTTGTTTCTTCAATTGGGAATACTGTAATATCGTCTACCTCTACAGTTTCACATATAGAATGATAAAAATCATATCGGTCTCTCGCGAAAGGTGTAAAGTCTCTTGCGATGAATATTTTATGTAGAGGAATAGATTGGAGATATTTTTTCCATTCATCGTCGGATATGGATTCGATCCATTGGAAAGGAAGATCTTTTTGGAGAAGAGAAAGGGACTGGATCATAAAGATGACTGCGGTCTCTGAATAATATGGATTTCTTTGAGGATCTATTTGGTCTGGATGGAATCGAAATATAATACAAAATTTTGTTTTTGATTTTTTAGATTCATCATATGCTTGATACAATGTAAGAGCGTCTGAAGTTCTAAAATCTCTAGTTAATACAAATAGAGTAATTGACATTATTTTATCTCTGAAATAAAATTTTGGAATATAAAATGGAAGTTTTAAATAACTCCCCAAACATGGAATACGAGATCCATCAAGTCGGTTGTAACGTATGTAAGCCATCCAAAGATCCAAACACTATCCAAGATAATTCAACATCTATATTGCCACCAAATCCTTTGACTCCATCAAAACAATCTGGAAATTCTATGGTCATATGGATCATTGTTATTTTGATCGCTATCCTTTTATTAGGAATCTTAGTCATGAGACGACCTCAAAATAGATCAAGACGATAACTTATTTTTCATTTTTTGATAGATATCAATGTAATCATGACCTCCTGTATATTCTGTGGTACCCATTAGATAATTCATATAAAATAAACATTCTACGATATCTTTTTCTGGAAGATCCTTTACGAATCGTATATGATCATATTCTTGGTGATATTCTCTATCAAATACTATTTCTAGATTGAGGAACCATTGGATGAGATGGACATGGAGATGATATCCATCTAATATTCCTCCGCCTATTTTGTACTTTTCAAAAAATCGATTGAGATTGATGAGTTCAAACGCTTGATTTACAAATCTTCTCAATCCAGGATGTAAACTTTTTACTGTTTTATCCAAGCTTTCCATTTTTATATCTCGATTATTTTTAAAGAGACTATAGATCTCATAACTCAAGTTATGAGATTTTTATCATAAGCATGTAAAGATTATTCATCTCTGAGTAAAAATATAGCTAAAAACGTGTTAGAAATATAAAATGAAATTGAGTGTTTTGTTATTTCTCCCTGATGATTATGATGTAGAAGATATTCCTCGAATAGAAAATTATTTTGAATTTCACATGATAAGAGAAAAAGATATTCTAAATGGATCAAAAGATCAAAGTTATTATGAATATGTCTCTTCTATTCAAAGGGATAAAAAGGCCGTTTCATGGTTGAGTATTGGAGATGTAGATTGGGCAAAATATTTGATCTCCTTTCCATTTGAGTTTCGGAAGAAATGGGTCCATCGAAAGTCATTCTCTGGATGGAATATCAATGAATTGAATTATTGTTATTTTATATCTAATTATGGTCATTCAGAAGATCATCTAAATCCTATGATATCAGTATTTACAACTACATTTCATTCTGGAGAAAAGATCAACCGTCCTCTTGAAAGTCTCCAGAAACAAACCTATCCAAATTGGGAATGGATCATCTGGGACGACTCCAAGGACGAAAAGACTTATCGAGATCTTCTTGAAATCCAGAGGAAAGATGTCCGAATTCATGTGTACAAAGCTCCTGTTCATTCTGGATTTATTGGGGAAATGAAAAGAAGGAGTTGTGGACTAGCTAGAGGGAAGTGGCTTGTAGAACTCGATCATGACGATCCTATCTCACCCATACTATTTCAGACTATTGTAGATATCGATAGGAAATATCCTGACACAGACTTTATTCATTCAGATTATGCTATCATAAGAGAGGAATCCAAGATGGACACAGATTATGGTGGAGATTACTATAGTTATGGATATGGATCCCATATGTACCAATGGTCCACGGATGGAAAAACGGAGAGATATTATTTGACATTGACGAATCCTGTGATCAATGGTTCAAATATGCGTTATATTGTTGGAGTCCCGAATCATGTTAGGATTTGGAAGACAAGTTTCTATCATAAGATGAAGGGACACAATCCAAATCTTCCTGTAGTGGATGATTATGAATTGTTGATTCGAAGCTTCTTGGAGTCGGATCGATGGGTTAGAATACCTGAATGTATGTATTTCCAATATCAGAATACTGGAGGTGACAACTTTACCAATCATCGAAACGCATTGATTCAACATATCACAAAATGGACGTCCTATTTGTATGAAAGTAAGATTCATAAGAGATTTGAAGAACTTGGAATCAAAGATGAAATCTTAAAAGACGTAGTGGCATGGAAGAGAACGTATTTCGAAACTCCATATTTTGGAAAGATTTATGATCGGTTCTGTGATCATTTGACGATTATTTTACCATTCAATGGTGAGTGTGATGAAGGAAAGAAAACATTAAAATCCATTTTTCTTCAAAAAGACAAAAGATGGAAAGTATATTTGATAGGTAACCATTGTTCAGGAATGAGAACACTTGTAGATTGGATAAAAGATGAAAATTATCCATATGTATCCCAGGTAGATTGGTGGAACATGAGAGAGAAGTCTGCTACTTTTGTATTATTGAATTATATATTGAAAATGTATATTACAAATGTAGATTGGGATAGATACGTTATGTATCTGAAACCCAATATGATATTGTCTGATGATTTTGTTTCTCGTTTTATGAATAATAAAGATCAAGTTAGACAAACGGAGGATAGAAAGGGAATCTGGGGATGGATACATCCGATGAAGATGTTGGAACAACAATTGTGGACGGAAGAGGATAATTTGGATGATCTTAATCGAAATTAATTTCACATTCTTAAAATTTACAATCTTTTTCGATTTCATAGAGCAATTCAAATTCTTATGGAAAATAATATCAAAATTGATATAGATCCATACCTATATGGAAATGAAGGTAATGAAGATGTTAGAAAAAGAGAGAAATATGTAAAATTTTCACCAGAGTCGAATGTACAATATTACGATCCAAAGAAGCCTATTCTTAAATCAGCTCAAGAAAATATTGAGAATGATCCTCCATCATGTTCTCTCACCAATAACGATATTATGAATTGTATTTTCCCCTTCACCATGATTATCATTTTCGTCGCAATCATTTCTCTTTTTATTTTTATATTCATCATTACACAGAAACAATAGATTACATATGGAAATTGTTGGAAGAGGAGAACCATTTTTTTGCTCTGGGTGACATTCTTATCGCATCTTCGTAGAGATGTCTATCAGGACCTTGTGTAACTGTTTTCTTATTGAGAATGAAACAATTTACTCTTGCTATTCCCCAACTTTCAGCAGTCTGACCTGGTCTCGATCCAGAGGTATAATATGCTCCTCTACCCTTGTTGTCTACTTTGTCGAGGATAACTTTAGGTATCCCAGTTACTTTTGATTTTTGAGCATTTGTTTTTGCTTCTGGATATTTAGATTGCCATATTTTTGTACATGGTCCTTTCTTTGGAATCCCCTTCTCTCTTGCGATTTTATCAGACAATAAGGGTTTATATCTTTGCTTTGGGGTTTGTCTTTTTTTAGATACAAGCTCAATTTGTCGAAGGAGTCTCTCTTCTACATTTAATCCTTGAAGATATCTTCTAGGAATAGAATATTTAGATATAATCTTTTTAGCAATTTTTATTTTATCCTTTTTGAGTCTGGGTGAATCGTATCCAAATAGACCAATAAACTTGTCGAGCATTGAATTATCGATCAACATAGGATTGTTTTATTTATTTTATAAAATAAATAAAATATCAATCAGAATAAATGATAGAGATTCTAAGATAAAAGGGGTAGTAATCCATCTATGAAATTTATCTTTTGTTCCCAACCTAATTTTTTCAATTTCTCATTTGTAATAAAATATCTCTTATCATTATAAGGTCTATCTTTCACATACTCGATCCATTTGTCAACGGGATCTCCAGGTTTCAATTTCTCAATCAATATCTTGGCAACATCAGAAACTGTAAGTTCGTTCTCTGGTCCGCTTCCAATATTGTAGATTTCACCAATTTTACCTTTGTGTAAAATGAGATCCATGGCAGAACAAACGTCATCGACATGAATAAAGGATCTAAGAGACAACCCGTCTCCATGGATTGTACATTTCTTATTCGATTGGAGAAGTTCAATAAATCTTGGAATTAATTTTTCAGGATATTGATTAGGTCCATATACATTATTACATCTTGTGATTATAGTTTTTAATCGATAAGAATGATAATATGCACCTACAATCATTTCAGCAGCAGCTTTACTCGCAGCATATGGATTCGTGGGACACAAAAGAGACATTTCATGTTTAGGATCTTCATCGTGATTTGATTCACCATAAACTTCATCAGTAGAGAAATGATAAAAGTTGATTTCTGGATTATATTTTCGAACAACTTCTAATAATGTATGGGTTCCTTTAACATTATCATTTGTATATTGAAGTGAATCCTCAAAAGAATTATCCACATGACTTTGGGCAGCAAAATGGACAATATCTGTAAAATGATAATCTTCAATTAAAGATTGTAATAAATGATATTCATTGATATTTCCAATTTTATTCTTAAAATTACTTGATTTTCTTACATCAGAAGAAATATTATCAATTGAAGCGCTATAATACATAGCATCGAGACTACAGATAAAATAATTTGGATACTTTTTAACCATATAGTTTACAAAGTTGGATCCTATGAAACCACATCCTCCCGTTACTAAGATACATCTTTTCATCCTACTCTCATTCATATTCTATTTTATCAAATAGAATATATTTTTATGTTGATAATAAATTAATGATACTTTTCTAAACATTTTCTAACCGATATATCTATCGGATGAAGTTCTAGATATGGATATTTCTCGTAAAGTGTTTTAAATGTCGTTTCAAGTTTCAGAGTATCCAAATGATTATTTGATCGTTTACCCAACAGAACTTGATCTTGCTCCTCCAGTGAAAAGTTTTTCCATACAAATAGCGGATCTACAATATCTCGATACATTTCTAAAATTTGATTATGTGAAATCACTCCAGGATTGGTAAAATTATAAGGACCTCTCATATTCTCCTTCATCATATGAATCGCAATCGGAATCAATTCATCTAATACACTCATCGAATTGGAAATGGAACAAATCTTTTCATATGAAGAAATCTTGGTAATAAAGTTTCTCGGTGACCGTTCAGATGTAATCGGCATCCGAATCTTCAAATGAAGCGCATTTGTTTCATTCATCAACAAATTTGTAAATCCCTTTACAATACTATAATTCGAACCAAAAAAGTTTGGACTATCTAATTCTTTGAAAATATTTTTATCTTCTTCATAACTATAGATACATCCCGTTCCTAAATAAGTAAAATGGATATTATGCTTATCACAAAAATTCGCCAATCGAAGTGGAACATATAAATTGTCGTTAATATTTTGTTTCAAAGTTTCAGGATTTTGAAGATAATCAATCGTAGTATACGTTTTACCATTAAATGTCCCATGTGTCCTTCCTAAACAACTAAATACATGAGTAGGATTCTTCAAAAGAATATCATCTAAAAGTTCTTGTGATTCTCCTCTATGTTCACTCAAAATCACTTCTATATTCATATCACTACAATATTTAGAGATCATCTTTCCAATCCATCCATTTCCCCCTACCAAATAAACAATCATTTCAAAAAAAAAATCTTTCTTATAAACATTTATTACAAATCATTCAAACAATCATATCTTGAATATCCTTCTCAAGTTTCTTCATCTCTTCCTCTGCTTCTTTCAGCTCCTCAAGCAGGCGCTTCCTTCTCGCCTCTAAAACTTCCATCCTCATAAATTTTTTACCCATTTCACTCATCTTTTCTTTATCTGTAGACTTGGGAGATCCATCTTCTGTTACATCTGTCAGTCCTTCAATTTGATGTGACAAAAGATCTCCATCATTCAACTGAGCAATATTTTCAATCTTCTTGGACATATTTTTACAAATATCTTCTTCAATTGTACCCTTACAAAAGACAATCTTTTGAACTACAGGTGTCTTTCCATTAGCTCTATGAATTCTTCCAAGAGATTGAAGTATATCTTGTGCTGACCAAGATGGTGAAATGACAGAAACTCTTGGATAATCTCCTCTAGTATCATGTAAAGAGATACCCACACCACCACTTCTAATATTACAAATAATGATCCTCTCCTTGTCTTCATTAAAGAGTCTAACAGATCTATCTCTTTCCTCTACAGATTGTTGACCAAAGATTACACTTTTGGCATCTAATTCCTTTTGGATAGTTTTTAATGTATCTGTAAAGTTGACAAAGATAGCCACAGAGTTTCCATTATCCAAACTTTCCTTGGCTAATTTAATAAAGGTGGGTATTTTGAGTTGTTCAATTCTCATCCTAGCATACAATATCTTTGCTAAAACACAACTACTACTATCTTCTTTACTTTTGAGCTTTTGAATTTCTTCCTCAATAATCATATATTGCTCTTCAATCTCTTTAGCATTTTCCATTTCAAAACAATCAGCAAGAACATGATTGTCAGGAAATAGTCCTTTTACATCTCTGCTTCTCATTCTTGAGGCATATTCAGGAAATAAAACATCATGGACACCAGACATAGTATTACTAAATCCTTTCCCTAATTCATAAATCCAAGATTTAGCTTTCCTCACATCTGCTACCAATCTTAATACAAAAGCAGGTAAAATAAATGTTTCAGGTTTATCAGAAAGAGTAGCAGAAAGAAGAAGCATCTTACAATCAGTCTCTGCTAATGTATACATAAGGATGCTATTAAAAGTTCTTGGATTTTTACATCTGTGAGCCTCATCAAATATAACCAACATATCATTGGGTAAATTTGACCACTCATAGGTAAAATATTGATTATCATCATTTTTCTTAGATTTGTAATCATTCTCAATGATTTCAAAATTTTTTAAATCCACTTCTTTTCTATTTACATATGGACATTTCTTCACTACTCCATTTACCATATAGTTTCCAAATTGTAACATTTCATAATTTGCTATACCATAAGGTGTCACTCCAAATTCTTTCATCACAAGAGGCCACATACCAATCAAAGATTTAGGACAAATGATAAATGGGCGAAGTTTCAATTTGGAACAAACAAAAGAGGACACATAAGTTTTTCCAGTTCCTGTTTGAGATAGGTCAAGAACTCTACCATATCTTTTTATTGAATATTCAATATTGTCAGCATGAGTATGTTGATAAGGGAGCAGTTTAGTATTCATCAGTTGTTGTTCACTTGATTGTTCCATCTAAATAATGATTTAGAATTCACTCAAACTCTCAGAACTCTCAGAATTCTAGAAGCGTTCTAGAATGTCATATGATGTCATCAGAACTCTTCTAGAATCATTCTGGAACTCTTCTAGAACTTGAATTCTAAAAATTCTTAAAATTCATTTTATCGAAAACATCAAACAAGAAACAACAAGAAAAATGAGTAGCCAATGCGAAGCCCAAACCAAGTCAGGAGCCAGATGCCAGAAGAAAACCAGACACGAGTCCAAAAGATGCCACCACCACAGAGATGCGCCAGCCTATGTCGAAGAGATGCCAGATGTTGTAAAGACAAAGCCCAAGAATCCCAAGAAGAAGACAATTTTGTCAGAGCAAAGTTCTGACAAGACAGAATGTTGTGTCTGCTTGGAGGAGATGTCAGTATCTGACAATTTGGACTGTGGTCATGGAGTATGTCGGGTCTGTCTTGACCAGCTTAGGAACGACAAGTGTCCAATGTGTCGAAGTGATGTCAAGGCGAAGCACATTACCACCAAAATGAAGCGCCAGATGAAAGACAGGTTCGAAGCTGACAAGTTTCATCGACATTTCTTGGCAACCCAAGAATACCTAGCAACCCATATTGTATAATTAAATAAAGTTTTATAAATATAAATGATTTCTTTTTTTGTCATATAAATTTACCAGAAAAATCCAAGTGTCTTCATGATTTCAAATAAAATAGAAAGGTTGTAATCACGATGAGGAATTGACACTAAATGTTATATCGGTTTCTATATATCAAACTGATCCTAAATATGGTTCGACGTCTTAGATATTTAAGAGAACGATGTATAGTTTGATAAATATGATAATTGAATATTTAAATATTTCATATAATCAAGATTTAAAATGGATACATATTATGATCTTTTACAATTGATACATGTCGATCGGCCTCAATTTTATAAACTCTCGATGATTTGTTTTTTACAAAATATGTTTGTGATATATATTATGTATCTTCTTTACATTATCCATAATGTCAACAGTATATTTTCTACACTTTCTAATGCCACATCTTTTATCACTTTCTCTAATATATTGTTAATCGTTAATTTTATTCTATACACTTCAACCTCGTTTCTCTTTGGATTATGTGGTCAACTATTTATCAACATGTATGTCGAATCGAAAATTCATGAAACATGGATGATCCGTGGAAAGCAACACTACATAAGTAATGAAAAATAAATATATTTCAGATGAGTCAGAGTGAACTAACGATACGATAAATCAAAAGGTTATTTCACATCATAGAATGATATGATGTGAGAATCGAATTATTATAGATTTGATATATCACAAGAGATTACATACCAATCAAAGATTTAGGATAAATGTGAGAAGTTTGTATTTAGAAGAAACAAAAGAGGAAATATAAGTTGTTTTTCACTTGATTGAGAATTCTAAATCATTATTTAGAATTCCAAGGTTCTAGAATGAGTTTAGAAGGATTCTACCAAATCATTCTAGAAAGAACAAGAATGGATAACGTCAACAATCAAAATAAAAGCTATCAATGTAAAGGGAAAAATAAATGTGGTACAAGATGTAAAATAAGAACAAAGAATATATCAAGAAGATGTCATATACACGATATACAAGATGTTACATTATCATCTTCTGGAAGAATGTTGAATGAAGATGACGCAGAGTGTTGTGTTTGTATGGACGAAATGTCAAGATCTGATTATTTAGATTGTGGTCATGGTGTATGTATTCCATGTCTAGAACAATTCAGAGACGACAGATGTCCGTTATGTAGAAGATTCATCCATGCCAAACATATTTCTCTAGAACAAAGAGAGACATGGGAAAAGAGAAGACAAGAAGATATAGCTGAAATAAGATTACTAGAAGATTCTGAATGTTTTTGAATTTAAAAAATAAATCATATAATATCACAATATTTAAGAGAGTCTTTTTTCGAATAGTTATTTTTCAGATGTTCAAGAGATTATAAATTTATAAATGATCAAAGGATTATAAATTTATAATTGGTCAAGGGATTATAAATTTTCAAATGATCAAAGGATTATAAATTTATGTTTGGTCAAGGGATTATAAATTTATAATTGGTCGAGGGATTATAAATTTTCAAATGATCAAAGGATTTATAAATTTATAATTGGTCCAAGGGATCATAAATTTTCAAATGATTAGAGATTTATAAAATTATGATTGGTCCAAGGGATTATAAATTTTCAAATGATAAGAGATTTATAAAATTTCAAATGATAAGAGATTTATAAAATTTCAAATGATAAGAGATTTATAAAATTTCAAATGATAAGAGATTTATAAAATTTCAAATGATAAGAGATTTATAAATTTATAATTGGTCAACGGATTATAAATTTTCAAATGATCAAAGGATTATAAATTTATAAATGATGTGTTATGTTTATAATCTATTGGATAGATTAGTATAATTATTCTAAATAATTTTGATACATATAAAATGGCTTCTTTCATGGATATGAAAAAGAAGATATTTCCTATATACATAGATAAAGTTCATATAACATATCCTTCAGATTTAATGATACTTTTAAAATTTAACTCTGTGAATATAGATACTAAGAATATCAGTAAAAATACAATCGAATATCTCATCAAGCATAAGAAATTTATGGACACAGATGGTGTATATTCTATGGCTTTAGAATCCGAAGTGGATTTTATGAATATAGCGATCAGAGATGTAATTCAATCAAAAGTATCAGGTGATATCGTTCAGTCAGGAGTATGGAGAGGTGGAATGGGTATTTGGATGAACTATCTAAATCATCACTATTCACGGGAACCAAGAAAGATGTGGTTGTTCGATTCATATGATGAATTTCCAGAACCTATCTATGAAAAAGATAAATATGTACATCCTGTAACGAAAATATTATATGAAAAACATCCATCAATAGAGGATGTAAAAAGAAACTTTGAATTATTCGGTCTTCTTACTACAAATTTATATTTTGTCAAAGGAAAATTTGAAAAGAGTATTCCTAATGTAGAAATATCTGAGATATCTATACTTCATATAGATTGTGATTATTATGATCCTACATTATTAACATTAGAGAAATATTATTCAAAGATAAGTAGAGGAGGATACGTCATTATCAATAATTATCATTATGAATATGTTCATTCAAGAAACGCTGTTGATGTATTCAGGAAAAAATACAATATTGAAACCCCTATAATTAAATTAGGCGATAGATATGGTTATTGGAAAATATAATTTTTATAAATCCTTTGATCATTTGAAAATTTATAAATCTCTAATCATTTGAAAATTTATAAATCTGTAATCATTTATAAATTTATAATCCCTTGACCAATTATAAAATTTATAATCTCTAATCATTTATAAATTTATAAATCTCTTGACCAATCATAAATTTATAATCCCTTGACCAATTATAAAATTTATAAATCTCTAATCATTTGAAAATTTATAATCCCTTGACCAATTATAAAATTTATAAATCTCTAATCATTTGAAAATTTATAATCCCTTGACCAATTATAAATTTATAAATCTCTAATCATTTGAAAAATTATAATCCCTTGATCATTTATAAATCTCTAATCCTTTGATCATTTGAAATATAAAATGTTAATAGATATTTATTTTTGAGATGATTGAAAAATGAATGACAAATAAATATATTGACCTTTGATAAAAATATTACAATGGAAAAACAAAATTCATCTTGTACTTCTCCAACACATTTTGACCTCGTAAAAGAATTCACATCTCAGAGTCTTGGTATAGATCTTCCTAATAAGCCTTCGAAAATGAATAAAGAAGAAGTGAGATTTATTGTAAGGATGGTTCTGAGTGAAATGATGGAACTTTGTAGAACGATCAATAGCAATATGTCTGAAACACAAGATTTTTTTAGAGAATGTTGTCTTGAATTGGATATTCCAAAAGAGTTTGATGTAGGATCCAAGAGTGATGTGGAAATTATGGCAGAACAATATGATTCTTTTGTAGATGCTTGGTATTACATGTTAAATATATCTGCTAAGAAAGGTGTTAATTTGGATAAAATATTTCAAGTGGTTCATGAAGCAAATATGGCAAAGAGATTTCCCGATGGTAAGTTTCATAGAAGGAAAGAAGATGGTAAGATTATTAAACCAGATGGATGGAAAGAACCAAATATCGTAAACGTGATTGAATCAATGATCAATCATGAATAAAGATATATCGATTAGTAATAAAGCTTTCTTTTTTTAAAAACAAAATGTAAAAAAATAATTTCGAGAGATGAAAATGGAAAGATCTGATACGCCTAGAAGAAAGATGAATCTATATCTAACAAGATTTCCAAAGAAAAGAATGAATGATCCTGTTATTATTCTTCAAGATATGAACTATTGGAAAACTTGGTTATCTGACCTTGGGAAACTTGGAGACTTTGGTGATAAATGGAAGATCATCAAGAAACAAATTATCGAACATATGATCAAACTTCAAGATCAACTCTCTACCATTGATTATTCTAATTCTGAATTTTCCAATTTAGAGTTTCATACTATTCTTGAAAATATGTTGAAGATGATTAAAAATCAAATCTATAAGATCAAGAAAGATAATCCTCTTTATCATAATGATGTCAAGTTTATCATATCGATGATTAATGGAATCATAGATAATAACAAAAATATACTCGAAACTTTAGAAGAAGAAAATATTGTGAGTGGACAACTACAAGAAGATGAATAAATAAATGTTTTTACTTATATTATATTTGATATGATATAACTAATTGTACCTAGAGATAAGATCATACCAAAACTATTTATGATATTCGAAAACCCAGATGTTTCCTCAGTTGTGTCATTGAGATTAATGACTACTTCCTCCACTTCTTGGATATTGATATCATATACAATATAAAATTCAAACATAAGTTTTTCATTTTGTATGATAACTACTTTTCCAACATCATCCATTTCATATTTTTCCAATTCAAAGAGTTCATTTTTGATTACATGAATCCAATGTTTGAGCCATTCATGTTTATAATTGTAATGATCTAGACCATGATAATAAGTTTCTATGATATGATAGATCCTCTTTGGAGATAGGATATCATTAGATATTCCTATTTTTCTTATTTTGATTGGATTGGATTGATAAGATGTAGATGGAAATCTTTTTTTCCTCTCTTCTTTTGAATATTTTCTAATATAATTTTGAAACCAAGAAATCATTTTATTAAGGAGAAAAAATGATTCTATTCTAAGAGACATTATAAATCATAAGTGAGTTATAATATTTACCATTCAATTGTAATGTTTGTATTTTTATCTTTGATTACATAATTCACATCGAACCCTTCTTCCAATAATCTTTTTTTCACTTCTTCTAAAATGGGAATAGATACACATGATGTCTCGTGGAGACATTTACATTTGTCTCGATGATAGATGATGTTCATCTTGATTGTTTGATAGAGTTCGTCGGTTGTTCTCTTTCTGATTTCTGTTGCGTTCATCTTTAATGTATCTTGTCCTTGGACAAGAATATTTTCAAAATTTTCATAGAATTTCTTGAAATCTTTTCCTAAAAGATCCAAATTTTTAGACGCATTCTCGTTCCATTTGGTAGCGTAATCATTTGTCATTTTACCAAACCATTGGAAAAGATCTTGGATCATTTTTTCGGGTCTGGGTTCGGAAGGATGGGTTGGTTCGTGAGTATGATCTTCCATTTTATGGATCAGGGTATCTTTTATATTCTTTATTTGTTCTCTTTTATTTTCTTACGATAAATTCTTATGATTTCTATATAGTTTTGTAGGACAGGAATGGTTTTTTTGAAAACATCTGTAACTAGAGTGGGACTCATTCCCTTTTCTTTGATTTCCTGAATTATATTATTTTTGGTTTTCTCTATTATTTTGTCATAGATTGGATTACCATAAATTTTTATTTTATGAAAAATAAAATCTATTTGAGATATGAATGTTTCAGATGTAAAAAGATGATTGTCTAATAATTGTTGAATATATTTTTCATCCAATATTTCTTTTGTATCTTGATCTTCCCTCATTTCTAATAAAATATTTTTGATCAATAAATAGTTTTTCATCATCATATCATATTTATTTTCTGTTAACTCATCTTTCATCATATCCCAATATGCGGTTACCAAATGTTCCTTGACGATCTCTTGTTTGAGTTGTCCTAATATCTCTAGACATTCATTGAATACAGTTTGTCCCTTGAGACTCTCTACTTGTTTGATAATTTTCGATTGTAGGGTTCGGATTTCCTCTGTCCATTCCGGATAATCTGTCAGACGGTTAAGCATTTCCGAAAGTTGATTATATTCTACGCCCAATTCATACATATAATTCTTGAAAGATTCGTTTTTGTAATGATCAAACTCTTGAATATAGTCTTTAATTAAGGTTCTTTTGATATTTTCATCATGTGTTTGATTTGTATGTTCGGATGGGTCTTTATAAGCAGATATATTTTGTTTGAGATGAAATAAGATAAGTTCTCTGGCTTTCTTTTGTAGAGTTTCTGGGTATTCAAGGTCTTTCCCAAATTTATAGATGATCAATGAATAAAATAATTTTCTGGATATGACTTGGGAATGATCTTGGATTGTATGGTTTCTATATTTTTTGAGAAATTGTGTTCCTTCTTCAAAAGTATGTACTTCTACAAAGAACTTATGGACCAAGGATAGAAAATTTACAATATTTGTTTCTTTTCGATGGGTATCTATATGGTTCATATTTTTGGAGATGCTACTGGTTTCCATTTTAATTTATTTATAAAAATTTACAAACATTTCATAACTTCTATTGATAGATCATCCATATAATCATCGATGTCTCATGTCATGTGGAAATTTTTATGTCATGGAATAAAACTTTTGATTTAAAAAGTTTTTGATAAAGTTTTTAAAATAACTTTCTAAAGATTGAAAATGGACTCATCTCTTCAAAATCTTCTCAACTATGTTGCTGACAAAAAGACCTCAAGAATCAAAGCCTATGGACTCACTGACATGAATGCTCCTACAAATCAGTGGTGTTTCAAGGATGATTCCAAACGTACGGAATTCTGGGCCAAATATTGTGATATGGTTCAAAAGCAAAGCATGGATCGTTCAAAGAGTTACAACTATTATTTGGCTGAGATTAGTGAAGAATCTGCTTTTATTGTAAAGTTGGATTTTCGATTCTTAGACTCTGAAGATGTTAGACATCCAGAGGGACCTTTTGAGGATGAATTCATTTGTGAAGTCATCCGATGTATCAATAGAGTATTAGAATCGAATCTATTGATTTCAGAGGACAAGAAAGAACTCATCTGTTGTGTCTTACAAAGTAGAAAAGTAGTGGATGATATGGATATAAAAGACGATGTAAACTATACTCTTCAACTTCAATATCCTTATTGTCGCATCAAAGTCTCTGATCAAAAGCAAATATTCAAAGATTTAATCATCAGAGAATTGCTTATCAAAAACTTTACTATCGCAAACGCACACGGGGACTGGAAACAAAGATATGACACCTCAGTCCCAAGTTCATACGTTCCATTGTTTGGGAGCAAAAGAAAAGCTATGGATGAAGTATTAGAATTGACTCACATTTACGGTCCTCACAATTCAGAAGACGGTACATTAACAACATTAGAACTTGAAGAAGTATTTAATCCTCTTCAACATACCGATGTGTTGTCTAATCGTATCGACAAAGAGATTTTTGACGACGATCTCCATAAATGGATCCCTCTATTCCTTTCTCCCATATTTTATCCTTGTGTATGTAAGATGAACGTGAGACAAAGAATCACGCCATCGGCTTCTCAAGAAAACATCCAAAATATTATATTAAATGTGTCAGATGAACCCAAGACATCATTGGATTTTTTGAAAGTCTTTCTTCCTATGCTGAAAGAAGAACAAAAGAACAATCATAATATATGGATGGATGTAGGAAAAGCATTCTATCATGCTACAAGAGGTACTCTAGATGGGCTCAATGAATGGAAACGATATACGGAAGGATCTTCAGAATTCAAATCAGATATGTGTGAAATAAAATATCCTCTGTTTAGAGATTCATTGATTACACATAAGACCATCGCATGGCATGCGATCAAGGATTCACCTATGGAATATAAAGAATGGCATAAGAAATGGGTGAATGCCAGTATGAAGAAAGCGATTGAAGAACCTCTACATACAGATCTTGCTGAAATGTTCTATCGAAAATATTGGCTCCATTTTGCCTATTCGTCTAATGGAAAGGTTGGAGGAGGAAAGACTTATCGATTTGACAAGGACGGACATCGATGGAGATTGTTGGAAGACGGGGAGTTGATTATTGGAAGAATTCTTACTGATAAGATTCTTCATCGTTTTGAAAAGGAGAAGATCAATTTGAACAAGGAAAAAAATGAGATCGAGGACGTGAATCTTGATCAAAGAAAGAAAAATAGAAAGAGAGAAGGTGAACGAAGAAACTCAAAAGACGAAGAGAATGAAAATTTGAATCGAGTCGAACAACATATTAAGAATATATTGAAAATTATCAGTATGTTGGGTAGTACTCCTCAAAAGAGATGTGTGATCAAAGGAATTCAAGAGAAATTATTTATTGAAGGATTCGATAGAAATTTAGATACCAATCCCATGTTAGTAGGTGTTCTCAATGGTGTAATAGAGGTTGATACAAAGGATGCTCATTTCAGAAGCGGAAAGCCCGAAGACTATCTTTCCATGTATACCTCTCTTCCTTATCGAGAAGACTTTACAATGGAGTGTGATGCTGTAAGAAGATATTTGAAATATTTGAATCAAGTCTTTCCCGATCGTAATCTCATGAAATATATGAGAAAGGATATTTCTTCTTTTCTCAAAGGTAGAAACTCTGAGAAATTATTCCGTATATTCTCTGGATGTGGAAATAACTCCAAGTCAGTCTATATCAAATTGGTAGAAAGAGCATTTGGAAGTTATTGTGTAAGTATCCCTGTATCTGTCATCACTGTAAAAAGAGGAAGTTCATCATCCGCAAGTCCTGAAACTGCTAGACTCAGAGGAACACATATTGCGACATGTGCCGAACCAGACGACAATGAAACCATAAAGTCAGGTATCGTAAAGTCAATGACTGGAAATGACAGATTCTTCACAAGAGCTCTCTTCTCTAACGGTGAAGAAATTGAGGCCATGTACAAATTGATCCTCATTACAAACAAGGTTCCTTCTATTCCAAACGCAGGTGTAGCTATCAAGAATCGTGTCATTATTATTCCTTTCTTAGCAAAATTCGTAAATACGGATTATCCAGAGGACGAAGACGAACAATACAGACAAAAGACATTCAAGATGGATCCAGATTTTGAAGACTATGTTCCTCTTCTATCACAGGCTATGTTATGGTGTGCTGTACAAGATTATAGAACTTATTGTAGAGAGGGACTAAAAGAATTCCCTGATGTTATCATGGACGAAACAGCAAGTTATTGGGAAGAAAACGATCCTTATGATTTGTTTATCAAGGAAAAATTGGTAAAAGAAATCCTCCCAGAAGATCCCCTCTCTCCAGAACAACAGGAACTCTCAATACAACCTCCTTCTCCTACAAGAAACGATACAATGGAACAACCATCAACAGAAACAACTCAGGAAATACCAGAATCAAAGAAGGAGGTCACAGAAACAAAGAGAAATCAAAGAGTCAGATCATCAAAGAAAGAACCCAAATATACTACAGAGTTATTATTCTCGGATGCTAATCGTGTATTCAAATTATGGGCAAAGGAAGCATTCCCTGGTCTCAATCCAGGAAACCAAGAACAGATCCGAAAAGAATTCGAAAGTCGTTTGGGTCCACAGAAGAACAGAAAATGGTTGGGATGGTCATTACGTGAAGAAGATAAGAATAGATTGTAAAAGATTCCTATAAATTACATATTTTTAAATAAATGGTCTAAATAATAAATATAAAACTAAAAATAAAAAAAAATTTTTTTATTTTTTTTCCTGTGATAATAAAAATGCCTCGAGTTAGAAAATCAGCTAGCATGAAAGCTAAGAGCTTAACAAAATCCTCTCGAACTGTAAAATCTTCACCCAAGGTCCGAAAGGCTCGATCCTCCAAGAAAGTCAAACGATCTGGATCCCGAAAGAAAGTCAATAAATGGGTTTCCCACGTCAAAGCCATGACTAAGAAACTTGAATTGACTTATCCTCAAGCTCTCCGAGATCCTCGAGTCAAAGCTGCTTACAAAGCATAAATCTCTTTTCTAATATAGTTATTCTTAATTTGTAATTAAGAATAATAGATTATAAGACTAGCTCTCCTCTGATATACAAAGGTATATTTTGTAGTATTGTGCCATTGAAACAATCGAATATCTCTTCTTTTGTAAGTGAATCAATTTCTTCTAGATTAGGATGATATTGAATTTGTACTATAAACCCAATAGGATAATTGTCTTTCAGAAATTCGTAGCGATGATGTTGTGTGATCTGGAATCCTCGGATGCGATATTTGGAAAACTTTTTGATCATCTCATTTTGAAGTTGAAGACATATTTGTGGATTCTGAAATACTTGTATAATCTGTGGATTCATTTTAATATATTATATTTTTTTAAAGACTACGTTTAACATGTTTTTTGATAGAAATAATCTATTATATTTTCAAAGAATGTTTTATGATGTGTATAGTGATTCATTTTCTCTTGTAAATCTATATTCTTTGTCAAGAAAAAATTGTATATTTTATTCTTAGAAGAGTGTTCATTTGAAGTGTTCATTTCAAAGTCATATGGTATAAGTCGTTGATATTCTTCAATATAGTATCTAGCGATAACCTCCCATATAATATAACTTGATTCTTTTTTATTGATGTGTTCAAAGGCATATTCTACCATAATGAGCATAAATATTTTCTGATTTAGTTCTTGAAGTGTTTTGGAGGATGCGAAAAAGTTTTCATAAGATCCAAAATCCATTTTTGAGAATGCCCTTATCAATAGATCATCTTTTGCGAGACGACAAAATGATTTGGTTTCAATGATCCTAATATATTGTGCGATTGTAATATATCCAAATCGACCATTAAAGTTATTTATCCAAAAGACACAATCTTCATAGTTGAAATTAATATTTTGTACCATACTTTGTAATATGTTATTACGATCAGAGATAGCATCCATTCTATTTTAAAAAGTTTACAATTCTTTTGAATCAAAAGAATTATATTTATTAATTTTTAGTTTGAGATAATAAATCTACAAGTTTGGTTTCAGATGCTCCAGATACTCTTCCTACTTCTTTTCCCTTCAAATATAAAACAAAGGTAGGCATCGATGTAATCCCTTCTTCTTCAGAAACATTCTCCAAAACTTCAATATCAACTTTGTAGAAATTTACATTTGTCCACTCCTTTGACAACTTTTCTAGAGTAGGTGAGAATCGTTTACATGGACCACACCATTCCGCAAAGAAATCGACAAGGACGTATCCATTTTCATCGTCAGCAACAAGTTTGATAAAATTTTCTTCGTCTACAATATTCAAAACCATTTTAAGATGAATCTATTTATTTAACTAAATACTTTCAAATTTATAAAACATTATTTTCATCAGGTTGTATGTATTCTAAAAATCCTTTCGAATAGGAATATTGTTGGATATGCTTTTGAATCACAAATTCTAAACGATACGGATCATAATCAATCACTTCATTTATATCTTCAAAATCATACTCTTCAAGAGAGATACGATGATGTTTAATTCCGTTATTCCAATACGTCAATCGGATCATTCCAGGCACGGTAGAGCTCAATGCTACTACATAGATACTGTGATCATTATTGACTATACTTCTTGAATTTTCCAAATTAGAAAATGGAATAAAATATGATTTTTTCCATATTTTAGTCAATAATGAGATTCTCTTTTGTCGTATTTCATGATTACATTTCATGAATGAAAAATTATTTTTATCAAAAGGAACAATCTTCTCTTTTGGATCTATCATCTGAAATTCTCCAATCCATCTCGACAACCACACTAATCTCGATAAATCAAAAGTGTGTCCATTTAAATTTTCAAAAAAGATATTTTTGATCATCCTACGATATTCATTCAAAGGTTCAGATTCACTTGGAATATTTTTACACATCCATCCATTTTGTATCATGATTATTTTAATTCAATAAATTTATTCTAATACCAATTTATATTTTTTATCAATCCCTTCTTCTAGGAATCTTTTCAACCTTCTTAGATGGAGAAGGATGTTGTTGCTTTGATTTACAAGAAAATCTTTTGTTTCTTTCTCTCTAAAAAAATCACAATCTTCGTATTTCGTTCGATGGTTCGAAACATCTTCGATTTCCTTATTCACCAATTCCAGAATCCTAACATCTGACAATGTAAGATCCCAATTTGAGAATACATTATGGATTAATGAAAAATCAAAAATAGAACATAATTTCCCATTCGTATCTTCAAAAAGGAGATGGACCATTTTATTCTTAGTTTTTAATCTATAAGTATCCATCTATTTTAATCATCCTATTCGTCTATTCTTTTGGAAATAATAGTTTATAATATTTATGAGAAATCTCTCTTTCCGCATCATCACCCGAGATCATAAATCCGTCTAATATCTTGATCAAAGTGTTCCTAAGGATCCAGAGTCTACGATTCATAAATATATCTTTATTCTGAAAAATACATTCCAGGATACATTCAATCATCCTTCTTCTCTCCGAATCGTGGATACTCGAGTTCAAGAGACAAAAATATTCCAATTGTCGATGAAGAAACTTGCTTATGATAAATAGAGAATATTTCTTATACCAAAATATGGTAAGATCATCGTGTATCTCACAAGTATCTTTCTCTCTCTCGTATCTTCTCTTCCATATACATTCCGCGCTTTGAAAACTCGTCTTCGATGTCAACCCATAATGAAACAAATCCTGATTGGAAAGTCTATCAAGAATATCATAAATAATGTCTCTAGGTAAAATAGACTCCATTTCGAATTTATATTCATCATTCAATCTTTAATATATCAAAAAACAATCTCTATCTATTTCAAAATATAAAATGTCAGAAGATCTCTTTTTCGTAAAATGTCCACATTGTCAAGGAGATGTATCAGTCGCGAGAGAAGAGATTAATTGTGGCATATTTAGACACGGTGTTTTCAAAGATACTCATCAACCCATCGATCCTCATTTGTCAAAAAGAAATTGTGAAAAATTAGTATCTCAAGGTCTCATTTACGGCTGCGGGAAACCATTTCGTATCCTTCTCATAGAAGATAAAATAGATGTTTCTATATGTGACTATATCTAATCATTTATATCGCATGGATATAAATCATATGAAATTTTAATTGTTTCTCTCTAAATGATATACATGATATCCTCCCTCATCGTTCCAAGAATACATAATCGATTTTTCAGATATCCGCTTTTCAAAATTTAAAATCTTCTTTATATCATTACACATCTTCTCACAATAATATTCATGGAGACCGTGTTCATCCATCCAACTATAACAATATTGTGTACCTTTAGTCTTTATTCGTATATTATTTTCCATTTCAAAATCATCAACGTCTATTTATATCTAATTTCATTTTTAAAATCAGATGAATGTTCTATATTCACCAACATATGTAAGAAATTAAAAAATTACAACTATTTTTTTTTCTATTAAAATGGGAAAATTGAGATATAGAGGAAGAACCGGTAAATTCAAAGATATGACAAAAAAAGAGATTTTAGCTCTTCTCAAGGACGTAAAGATCCCTTATAAATCTAAGATGACAAGATTTAGATTGATCAAGGTCGCAGAATATTATTTAAAATAAATACGATATGTCATAAATGGTCAAGTTGAGATATGGAGGAGAGACTCAAAAGTATAATAATTTTACAAGAAAACAACTTTTGGAATTATTAAAAGATCAGACTATTCCAAACAAGATTAAACTAAGAAGATCAGAACTCATTGATATTTTAGAAAAAGGAGGTTATTAGGTTTACAATGTTCACTTAAACATTGTAGAAATATTTATAAATGAATTCTTGTTTTAATACACTCACGCTCTATGGTGATGTCCTATTGCTGGAGAAATTCTTTACTGAAAACAAAACAGACACTCTAAATCTTTCTTTTTTCAAGAGCGTACCATTGAAAAATATCCTTTCTATAAAACCAAAGGATATCAGACAAGAGTTTGAAGATACGGAATCCGATAAGGATGCTTTAGAGAAATGGGGATGTGGATGGGATTGTGACAACATCGAAATCGAAAAGATTCCGGATAGGTACATTTATCGTTTTGACACTCCTCTTCAACCACCTCTCACATGGTTGGAAAAAACTTCCATTCAATATCCAGAAATTCAATTTGAGATGGAGTCTGAGGAATTATTCGGGGATTATTTCCTCGACGTAAAGATAAAGAATGGAAATAGGATCCATTATGAACAAAAAAGTTTGAGTGAAAATTTTAAAGATATATCAGGTCAAGCACAAACATTAAATGATCTCGTATCAAATATAAAGAACACAAATTATCTCTTGGAAACATATATGAATAAATTAGACGAACTTGTAAGTTCAGATAAATTAAATCATGTCCTATCTCAAGGAAATCTTGATAAATATGATTCGGAAAGAGATTCCGATGAAGAAGACAACGATGATGATGTAGAATTCAATAAATTCATGGAATATATGAAAAGAGGCATTCAAGAGATGAATTTATTGAATAAAAAATCTTAAAAGATTTTATTCCCATGTTAAAAAAGATATTTAACATCGGTCCAAGATGGATCAATGAAATCCATCATTCCTCTGAAAATGTTCTAGATGTGAAACATCTTATGGATGAGGTCTAGATTCATAGAGATTATATCTATGAGAGGAATTTCAGCTAATGAAATAGACAAAGATGGTATATTTTCTTCTAGTAATGTATACATAATCTGTTGAGAAAATTGATTAGGTTCGATGAACCAATAGATATGGAAAGAAGAAGATTGTAAGATGTATCGAATTTATATGACGATCTGAAAAGTCAAAGTTCAGCAATACTCTTTCTAAATATAGAAAAACATTTTTTGACTGATAAGATTTGGATAGAGATCCAACGCCAGGTATAATTCCTGACGCGTATGATAGCAAAAAAAGTGTATATGAAATAATGATAATAAAAAGGTGTTCAGACACAAGTGATGAGGTATGATATTTATTTTTAACTAATTCTCTCACAGATGGAGAATCTTTTTTATGGGTGACAAAAATCACCCTTATCTCTTAGATTAACCGCCTATGGCGCAATTGGTAGCGCGGAAGACTGTAGTTTGAATTTGTAATCTTTAGGTTCCTGGTTCGAGTCCGGGTGGGCGGATTCCCAATATGGTATATAGATTGAAATATAAACCTATATTTCAAGAATTAAATAGATCTATAATCTTATATGTGTATGATTTATTTATCAAGAGTATAGATATTATAATGTTATATTTTTATAAAAGATATAACAATGATTTATTAATTTTAAAAATCCATTTGATCTGGGTTATCAAATACATCTACTTTCTTTTCTTCAAAACCTGCTCTTGCTCTCCAGTTTAATGCTTCGGATATGGAAAAAGATTTATAACTTGCGATAGAGATTTCATAAAAGTTTCCTTTTTGAGATAGGGAAATGTCGTTCATCCAAGTGAGTACATTTTTAACTTTATATTTTTGAGGGAGACCCAATTGAACTCTAAGATTGTCAGATACTACTTTGGCATAATCTGATAAGCTTTCATAATTTAGATCGTCGATAGGTTCTGGGACTAATACCTTGAGGAACTCTAGTTCGATCTCTAATGCTTCGTCTAAAATTTGTTCTGCTTGTTTCTCCCATCCATCATAAGGATGTTTCTCAATTTGTTTTCGGAAGAGATAAGCACCAAAATCTCTATGAAGTCCTTCATCTTTAGAAATCTGTTCATTTGAAAAGATAAAATTCTGTAAAACTCCTTTGGATCGGAACCAAAAGATGATCGAGAAAAGTACAGAGAAAAATATACCTTCACAAGCGGAGAAGGCCAAATATCTCATGGATTTGGGAATATCAGCATACATATATTTATTCATCCAATCTGCTTTGGCTTTGACACAAGGTAAACTTTCACACATATCAAAGATTCTCTTTTGATCTTCTTCTCTAGGATGGAAAGAAATAATTGTCATACCATAAGTTTCCGCATGTACCAACTCAATAAATAACTGAGTAATAAACATTGCTTGTTCTTCAAATGTTTCACATTCTAACAGAAATCGAAAGACAATATTTTGAGAGATCAGTCCATCTCCTGGTGCGAAAAATCCAAGAATCATATCTACTAATCTCTTAAGTTTAGGATCCAATCGAGAATAATCTTTAATGTCCTTTGTAAAGTTCATCTCATTCGCACTCCAAACAGCAGCTTCTTGTCTCTTGTAAAATGCGAATGCCTCTTCATCTTTGATAGGAAAGAAGGAATATCTTGTAAGATCTTTCTTTTTCGAGGTCAGATCTGCCAATTGATTGATCAAAGATACAAGGGAAGGCTGAGTTGTCTTTTTTTGGGACTTCTTCTCATCTAATTTACGTGTCAAAAGATCAATTTCAGTAGATAATTTAGAGATACGATTTGTGATCTCAGTAATCTCAGTATCAGAGTGATCACTTTCGGAGGATTGTACCTGTTTCACTTGAATTGGCTTCTTTACATATTTTTGGGCAGCACTAGATGGGATAATAACGGGTTTCATACGGATAGTACTTTGAATGGAGGGAAGTGAGGTAGACATTTTTAATTCGGGTTATAAAAAATATTTTATTTCGGTTTTATGATATCAAGTAAAAAACATGTATCGTAATCTACATCTACATCTTTAAAATGGCATTCACATCATCTACCGAGTAAATATTTATATTGGAAGGATTCAATAACCTTATACATACTTCATACAACTTTCTCAACATTGGATATTTAGTATTATTTTGTATTTCAGTATCAATAATTATATTATATAATTCTTCCATTTTGTTATTAAAATTCTTCTCATAGATCATCCGTCCACCATCCTCAAGATTCAATCCATAAGTCTTGATCAGGGAGAGCTGATTTCGAAGAGTATATTGTTCGGGTTGTGGGGTTCTACCTACTCTCATATCTTCATCAAATATTGGATCGTTTTCATTATCATACATAAATGGTTTACAAGTCAGACATTCATAGATTACACATCCTAATGAATAAAGATCGTCTCCTGTTGTCCATATAGGATTGTTTCCCAAAAGAATAAACGGAGAAACATAATTCATCGATCCAACTTTCCCTTTACATTGTTGAATATAACAACTGAGTCCAAAATCACCAATCTTTACAATCGTACGATCTCGATTTTGGATCAAAATGTTTTCAGGTTTGATATCTCTATGAAGTATACCAATCGAATGGAGAGATTTTAATCCATCAAGAATTTGTGGAACAATTTGTTTGTAAATGATTTCTGATTTGTTTTGTAAAGGAAGATTACAATATCTCTGATTCAATAAAACTTTTAAAAGATCTCCGTCCATTCTCTCTGAAACAAGATAAATTCTATCCTTGTCTTGAGAAATATCATAATAACAAAGAAGATACTCGGTACAATTTGGAAATCTCTTATTTAATACATTCAATTTATCCAATTCATTAGATATCATTTCCATTACATCAGGAGTCATGTTCGATGTTTTGTTTAAAACTTTCAACGCCATCAATCTACCATTATACATAACATCATATACGATCCCAAATTCCCCTCTTCCAATCTCCCCAATATTTTCAACAATCACGGGATCTTTTCTCGACGGATTAGGAGGAAGAGTAAATATACGATCTCCCGGATTTGTCATTTGACGTGCTTGTTGGATACGATCAATCATCCTTTCAATCTCATATTTCGACATGATTATATTATATTTTATTTGTCATAAAATATAAATTTCATACAATATAAAATGAATTCTCAAAATAACTTTTGGAACATCATTATACTATTCCTAGCCATATTTTTAGGTCTACTATTCATCAATCTTATCCTCTATCTCTTTGATAGTCCATATCGAATCAGCATCATATGGAGCATCATATTGACTTCATTACTCATTTTCACTCAAATCCTTCTCATAAAAAATTAAACACATCCAACCCCTTCTATAGAAGAATACTCTTTATCCATTTAAATTCATCACAGAAAATATAATTCCAATAACGAGACTAATCAATACAATACAAATAACGAACCCAGCAAAAATATATTCCTTCTTATTTTTCCAATATTCTCTCAATATCAATATCTTGGATTTTTTAGATAATGTATTTGATAATTCTATCGTATTTCTCACTTTATCATCGAGTTCTTCAAGTTGTACAACATTCACCATCGTATGTTTGATATTATCCACCATGATATCATTCACTTCATCAAGATCGTCCAAGATAGATTCAACTTTAGCATCCATACTATTTTTGATATCCTTTCGAATATCAAATAACATTTTCATTTCTATACCTACACATTCGATCTCGAGGTCGTTAGAACATCAAGAAACATTTGATATCTCAAGTCCATCAGATGAATAGATTTCTTCAATCGTTTGATCTCATCATCATAATTCAAACTTCTCCATGAAGATAAATATTTTGTATAATGATATTTGATTTTGTTATCTATATTCTCAAGAAGTCTTTGAATCTCTTCTATAACTAAATGAAGATTAGCAAGTGCCTTTTGGATTGATCTTTTATCCATACAAGTCTTTTCACTCTCAATATCAGAAATCAATGCTTGTATAATTTCCAATTTTGCTATGAGATCATGGTCAGATAATACTTCCTTGAGTTGTTCATGATGGAAACTAACAAAATGTTTCATCAGATTAAATGAACTTTGAATTGTATTGATCAAAAGTTTCTCTGTAATATTTGTAGCTAAAGATAAACTAGATATCGTACTTAACACCATAAGTTCCATTTATTTTATAAGAAATTACATATTTTATGAATATATAATTTTATTGAATTTTAATTGATAATAAAGAACGGATCTCTTCCGTCAATTTACAATTACATAATATTTTTGCTCTTTTCTTTGAGTTTCAAACTGATCTGCATCGAGGCCGCAGACAACTCGTGGACCAACACTTTGAATGAATAGGGAATCGATACCATTCCAAAGTCGGGTTTGTTACATTTTTGACAAGGAATATTCAGATTGATCTTCTTGATATTTGCGATCGTTCCACAATTCTTACAAAATAATGTCTTGTATGGATCAGAATGATCAAAGGTCTTTTCTTTTTGACACGATGTAGCACCATGGGAAAGTAACCCATCACGTTCCATTTCTCCTACTCTTATCGATGACTCCACATCAAATCACTTGATGCTTTATTGCTCATTTATATGATTCAATCCAAAAATAATATAAACTCACAATAAACACTCTTTCGAGCGGGTCGGACTATACTTTAAGCATCAAAACAATTTTGATGCCGACATCCATCTAGTCTCTGCACCTTCATCCTATCTATAAGATTTTTACATTCTCATAGACTTAGACGCTTGGCTCAGGATCGCCCATTTCATTATGAATAATATTATTCATAAATCATCCTTCTTCTTATGACCCTACCTTTGAGTTTTCCCCAAAGCCACCAAAGAGTTTCCAACTTTGGTTTGGTAAAGAAGGCTATATTAGGGTTTTCCCTGAATTTGAATATCTTGCCAGTTTTCTTTTGGATTCTGACTAGCAGACATTTTACTGTCCACTGAGGCAATAATCTACCTCCACCCTTTGTTCTTCCAGCTGTAGGTTGACGTGTCGTGATCTTCACAGGTCCTCTTCCTCTTTGTTGAATTTTATCTTGAACATGATGTTTCAAAGCCTGATAATAACAGGGTCCCATGAAAATAGGATTCTCAAACATCTCTCCTGTCATCCCATTAAACATGCTCTCCGATCCATATCGATCAAATCCCAACTTCACAAGTTCGTCAGAATATCCGTCAAGATCAAACTTTCGAAATGCTGTAGCATTCACTTTCTTACCCGTCATAGCTGAAACCTTGGAAGTCATAATTTCCACCATCTTTCCCACTGTCATTCTTGATGGTGTGCAGTTGGAAACACATACACCTGAGACAGTAAAAAAATGAAATTCTGATACTCCAATATCAAAAACTTTTTCCACTCCACAGGGTCTAACATCCAATACTTTCATATGATACGATGAAACAAAATCATTCTTTTGAGTATTGACATAACTATGAGGTTTGAACCAATCCAAGCATCCGATTTGTTCAAGATATTTATCAAAAGTTGGGAAATGAGAATAATCAAAAGATTTCAATGTCAATGAACGACTTGCTTTTCTTCTATTCCCTAATGTCTGAATATTAGACAAAGAATAATATTCATTCAAAACACATTCCTTCTCTTTCAATTCATTTCTTGCTTTCTCTAAACAATCTTTTAATAAAACTTTCTCCACACTCGTATCAAATAAATCACTCGTTCTCGTATTCACAAATTCCATCTGCTTTCTCACATTATCTTGGAGTCGAACATAACCAATCGCAGCAGAAAGTTTGGACATCTTTTGAGAACAATATCGAAATCCAATCTTCTCACCAAAATCTAAAAGATTAGGAATAACAATTTCACATGTAAGTCTCGGATGTGTTTTATATGACTCAGATTTACTATGCGTTTTTCTTAAACGAGAGATCTTAGCATATACACCTACTTTGATCATCATATCACATAATTGAGTCATCTTGGTCTTCAAACTCTCGATATATTCTACACAAACAGACTTGGAGAAATGAATAGGCACAAGTTTACCACGTAACAATGAAGGTGAATGTCCGTCTCCACCAAATAAACCACCAATAAATTCTCTCAAAAATGATTTGGGACAATCATCTTTCAAAACAAATGAAGGCCATTTCGCTTCCTGTGTAGTTCTTCTCTCAATCGTAATATCATCTAAAGATCCAATAGAGTTCGCAAGACATCCAGGAATATTAAATACAAATACTCCACCTTCATATCTATATTTAGGAGTTTTTCTAGTAATCAAATAAATATCTCTCATAATCATATCAACATCCATTTGACATCCCAATGAAATAGGAGATCTAATATAATTAGTATCTTTTACTTTACATAGTGTTCCGTCGGTAAGAATATAACCCAAGATCCTAGCAAAGGCAAGTGTCTTTTCTCTATTCAATTCAGTATCCATTTTGAATGTATAATCTTTAGTAACCAATTCCCAGTTTGTTTCATCTTGTCCTTTGATATCTTCTACACATTCGATACCCATCACAACTTCTTTTCCACTTAGATCTCTCGCTTCCACCATAACTCTTTCTCCATTGGAGATGGTAACAAATTTATGATCTGGAGTGCATCGAATCTTTCTTCCGTCCAACAAGGTAACTTGAACAATATCTTTGACTCCTCTTTCTGTCATTCCCAAAGAGTGCCTCGAAACCATTCCCTTGTCTCCAATTGTCCATACCATTTCACATCCTTCAGGAGAAAAAGATGAAATTTTTCTAGACAATCCATTAAATAAGCCAACTTGAGAATCTCCAGTAAAACAATGTGGATTGATAATCAAATCGGGACTCATTCCAGCATTTGGTCCTGTCATTACTACAGGCATGTTTTCGGAAGGCATTACAATCCCAATTGTTCCTTTCTGTGCGTATCGAGAGTTCCCACACCATACGGGTTTATTATTATGACGAATATAAATCACACCACTTGGAACTGTGCAACAATAAACTTTACCATTGTATGGAACCCATTCTTCTTTTTGTCCATTTTGAGATCTACAATGACCGTGATTGATTTGTGGCTCATTCTTTGTTTTTACAATCGTAATATCATATGAGTCAGCAGTGCTAGTGATATATTCTTGTCTAGTCTCATACCAAACAGAGTGTCCAGCTTCATATCTTTTTTTGATGTTAGCACTATATCCAGCATGTAGAGAAAGAATTTGAACATCGTCGGAAAGTTGTTTGCTTGATGTATAATATTTGACACAATTGTTTTTGGAAATATGACCATCTCCAAGGATCATAGAGTCTAAGAGAATTCGACTTTGGGTTTCGGATAATTCAAAACACCAAGAAGGTAATTTCTTATTAACAGCACCCAAACTCCACTCAGAAAAATAAGAACAGAATTGTCTATCCAAAATATAATAGACAGATTGTAAAGTCTCATCATATTTCATATCTCTTGTTTTGGAGAATTGAATACCAAGATCCGATTCAATTTCATCCAATACATCCCTAACTCTTTTCTTGTGTCCACAGATCTTTACATGTTTGGGATTTGCACAACCTTCGGCAATCCAAATACCAAATAATTTCAACCAAGAGTTCATAGGAATTTGTTTATCCTGAGCAACAATTGTGACTCCTCTATAAATATATGTACATCCTGGAAGAATAAAATATTCTTGATCTATTTTATCATTTTTAGCATTCTTTTTGTGATTCACTCTTTTTCCAAATACTTTATCTGCTCTTACCAATTCATGGTCATTCGAGTATCTCTTTTTCACATATAAATTATGATTAGGTGTTACAAAGAGATCCACTTGATTAGATGTAAGACTATACATATCTCCTTCATAATCATATTCTTGAGTAGCTTCTGGATGAACATAAACAAGTTTCCCATTGTCAAGAGACGCAACTTGATCCTCTAAGGTAACATCTTTAATAGAAATCCACCCTCTATTTTTTGTTAAAATGTCAGTATTAAAGCTGTAGCAAGCACATTTATCGCCTGCTCTTGGCTTACGCACTTCTCTAATTTTGACCATGACAATTTTTCGAGACTCTGCTGAGGTGGTCTTCAAAACTCTTTCTACGATCCCACTATCTCCCACACCCACATATACAGAAGCATCAATCACTTCTCTTGTTCTCAAAATCTTCTTAACCTTTCCAATGAGACAATCTCCTTGTCTGACATAGGTTCCGGGCAAGATCACACCGTCTTCGTCTAGACTGTCCGCATTGCTTACTTTCTTGATAGGTTTTTGAAGACTTTCTACAAAATCCTTATTTCCAGAAAGTTGTATCGTCTTGTAAGTAATGGTTCGAACAATTCTGAATCTTCCTCTGTCCACAGCAGCTTGATTGATAATGATAGAGTCTTCTTGATTGTATCCTCCATAGCTCATCATCGCAACCATTACAGTCTCTCCAATAGGAAGCTCATCGAGACCAATATACTTGTACATTTGTGTTTCAAATAATGTAGGAGAGGGATAGGCTAACGACTTTACTTCAGTATCAAACCGATTGATCGCATTGGTGTTTTGAATACTCAATGCTTGTTTACCCATACTTGTCTGATAAGTATTACGTGGTGCTTGACTTCGATCAGGCATAGGAATAATAGATGCTACAAGACTCAAAATAGAGTTGGGGTCCATTTCACAATGAGTATATTTAGGAGCATCGATAATCTCATTGAATGTGCTATATTTTCTAGGATCTCTTTGGGTTGTTACGCTTCTTTTCTGTGTTCCTATAACATTCTCAAGACCAAATACAGGTTCCCAAATACTTTGAGAAACTGTACAAGTATATTCTTGTTCCAAGGCATCAATGTATTCAACCGCACCCTCTTTCAAAAGTTCATAGAAGCTCGCATTCCACAAATCCTTCTCATCAATTACCAATTTACCAGTATCTTGATTTACAATCAATAGGGGTCTTGTAGGTCTTCCTCCGTCACAATAGACCCACAATATTTTTGGAGTTTCATAATAAATCATAGTATCTCTATGGATTCTCATATTTCTTCTTGCCTTTTTCAACTCGGAATCACAAGACTTTCCATTACACCATCCGATAAATTTACCATTCAAGATAAAAGCAGAATCTTTCTCTTCATCTTGAATCTGAGAAACCAGTTTGGATTGGATAGCATATTGAGCAATCACAGTCTCATCTCTTCCAATTGAAATATAACATCCAACTGCCAATCCCTTCACAATACCACATTGCTTCCCTTCAGGTGTCTCAATCGAACAAATGTATCCTGTTTGTGTAAAATTGACTTCTCGGATAGATGTCTGTTTCCCTTTATCCGATGTCTCTGGACTAATCTTCAAAATTTGTGAATACTTGGCAAGAAGTGTCTCATTCTTCAAAAAGTCGGTCATGTTCTCCTTCATGATACTCTGTTGAACTCCCCATGTGTTAGGATTGAATGATCGAACAAAGGTATCTTTAATCACTGTAGAAGGAAGACGAGCATGAACACCAGAAATCTCAAATGTTCTTTCATTTACAGTCACAGTACTCAAATAATCCTTGATCAATTCATGAATCATACTATTCCAGATTTGATTGAAAAGATGTTCCATCGCAGGTCCAGCAGAAACGACTCTCTTATTCGACCAAGAGTCTCGATGATCTACTTCTCTACAATTGGTTTGATATTCAGAAAATCTAGCAGTCATAATCGACAACATTTCGAGCTTCGCATTGTATCTATCTTGTTTGGTAGCATACAAGGGTCCCTCGGTTTGTTTAAACAATACTTCTCCCAATTTTTCTTGATAAAATTCCAATTGTGTCTGTGTAGACGATTTCTCCACTTTTTCCGTCATTTTCATCACCCCCTTCAACACAGAAATAATATCTTGCTTCATTCGGTAATCCATCTCCCCCTTGTTCAAAAAGGTCATAATCTTTGTACGGTTCTTCTCCGACACATAGTGGAGAACCATAGACTTTGCCTTTTCAATATCACTCACGCCATATAATTCATACAAATAGAAAATATTCAAATAAGTATCTGGAATAAACTTGTCCAATTTAATCAGAATCGCCTTTGTCTTCAGATCATAATAAAGATTTACAACCGTAGACTTCTTAGGATCAATATCAGACGGATTTCCAAAAACCTTGGGTTCATTACTCATCGGGAAATCTATGGTAGGTAATGCGGTAAATCGACAAATAATCATAGACAATTCAGTCTTTTTGGAATTCAAATTTACAGACTCTTCAAACATCCCATTGTCCGGCTTCTTATTATCCTTCGGAAAGATAAAAGGCTTATTGTATCGCAATTTATCATGTTGAAGTACAATCTTCTCTTGTCCCTCAATAATAAAATACGCAAAGGGGTCCTTGTCACATTCCCCTTTCGATACAAGTTTCTTACCCGATAATCCATACAAATTACAATATTTAGATCCAAGAATCACAGGAACTTCACCCAATTTAAATGTCTCTTCTTGAGTAGAAATATCGGATCCTTTCGGATAAAATTTCATCGTAGCATAAATCGACAAAGCATAAGTAGTCTTATCTCGTCGAGCATTGTGAGGATATTGTTTCACTCGGGTCTGCGTTCCAGGAAGAATCATCGTGGGATTCATCACTGTAATATCCTCAAATTTAATCGTTCCAAGAGAAAATTGAATCACAGTGGTCGTAATTCGTTTTGGTAAGGTTTCACTAATCCAATAGTCATAGGCATCAATAATCTGTCGAGTAAGTCCATCATATTCAAGAAACTCTTGAAGCAATCTTCCTTCCACACCCAAGTCAATCTCCCCAGGAGCATCAAATTTGGATCGTACACTATTTACAACATTCAATACAGGCTCATTAAGTTCAAAAGTAGTGATCTCTTTTTTACTAGGAAGAGGTGGAGCTTTGAATGCTTTCATGGTCAATTTTCGTTCAGTTGGTTGTCTTTCCATTATCGTTTTGGTTGTTGTTTTGTATTCTCGGTTTTCAAAATTATGATTTAAAAAGTTATAGAATGAAAGTCTCATTCTAGAATTCTAGAATCATTCTAAAATTCTAGAATCGAATCCTATAGATTAAAGTCTCGTTCTAGAATCCAAACTTGTCATAAAGATGTCATATCATATTTTCATGACAAATAAAATGTTTACCTATAACATCGGAGAGATCCTACCGAGTCTAAGACCTCTATCACAAATCATCCCATCCTTCCTATCCAATACATACCATTATATGATAGAATATTTGAACCCAGAGAAGCATACAAAACTCATCGAAGCCGATCTATCTGAAAATTACACACCTATCATTCTCACACCGATGGTCATCTTTATCAATGAATCAGAAATACATACTAGAGAAAACATTTTCAATATTCTACATACTCATCGGTCCCATTTTTCAATACGATTCATCCTACCAAAGTATTATTCTAGTTATCTCTTATGTCATCTCTTCATGGATATTCTAGATATATTATCCAATGAATTATTTCTCATTCAAACAAAGATAGAATTTATTATGGAGAAAGAGTTTAAAAATTATTTTATTAAAGAACTAAAGACCCATATCAAAAATAACATCCCATTCATACAGAAGAATAAAATACTTCCCATCTACGCAAAATTCATAGAGACACCAGATTACCATGTAGAATACATGGTCTCCTTCATACAGAGATTTCACATATTACTCATCAAGGAGGTAGAGGATTCTCTCACCATTCAAAGAATACATTTTACAATCGATTTATAATTATCCTTACAAATAAAATGGAACCAGCCTCTAAGGCATTGAATAAAATATCAAAACAAATCAATGCTATAAGAGAATCCACAAAAGATTATAACCAAGAAATGAAAAATAGAATCAAATATAAAAAGACATGTATGTATTGTCAAAAATATCTCACAGGAAGAAAGGATACGAAGGATGGTGAAGTTATGATCGATCTCGAAAAAAATGGAGAAGGATATTGTAAATTATGTGAATCAAAATTTTGTAATCAATACCCAAACGAAGAGATTTGTAATCAAATTTCAAAGATCAAGGAAAATAAGATGGTATCTGAATTTTCAAAATTATCTCTACAAAAGACTAGTGTAAAGACAAGAGATCCGAATTGTATGAAATGTTTAGAGAAGGGTCAGAGATTTAAAAAAGAAGGAAAATTGACAAAGGAAGAAGATGATGAATTGAGACAAAGTTGTCTGTCTTGTAAAAAGTCTACTTGTTTGAAAGACAAAATATTAGACGAGGACGATGAAAATTTTTGTACTTTAATAAACGATATCATTGAATATTATATATCTTATAAAAAATCTTCATAAAAATTATACAAAATATAGATCAAATATAATCTATATTCTTCTTCTCGAACATTCTACAGATAGAATTCACAACAAGAACATTTTTCAAAAATCAAAAAGAAACAACAATGTTCAAGAAAATCATCATCAATGGTCTTAGTAAAGTACCCCAATCCATCTCTACATCTCAGAGATCGTCCAATATAAATCTAGACATCTTTGACGATTGTATAAGAGAGATAGAATTGGAACATGGGAGACCGGTGACCAATCTTTCCGATCTCAAGAAAAGGGAAGACAAAAAGAAAAAGGGAGACTTATGGGAACAATTTTGTAAACTCTGGTTACAATCTTCAGACAAATACAAAAACGTATGGTTCTTTCAAGAATGGATCAACTATTGTTCTGAGACTCTACGAGATCCATTAGGTCTCAAGACAAGACAAGACAATGGAATTGATCTGATTGGTCAACTTGGAAATGGAGAGTTTGTGGCTATCCAATGTAAATATAGAAAAGACATGAATAAGAAAGTAACTTGGAATACTCTATCAACATTCATTGGGTTATGTGAAAGAACAGGTCCGTGGAAGGAGTATATTGTAATGACCAATGGGAAAGGTGTGACAAGGAAAATACCTAAATCAAAAAAGGATAAATCTATTTGTATAGGAACATTTCGTAGAACACCAAGGATACAATGGTTAAAAATGACAGATCTATACAATGAAAATAAATTAATCGATGTCTCTGAAAATAAAAATGATGGAAAAGAAGAGATCATAACTATCCATGAAAAAGAAAATGATATCAAACATCAACCCCTAGAAGATAAAGATCTCATAAATATTCAAAAGAATACTTTCGTACAGAAGAAAAATATTCATCCTTCTGTAGAAAAACTCAGAGAAATAAGATGTAAAAAATTCATATAAATAATCTATCTTATAACACATGATTATATCAAACCAAAAAAAATTTTGTTCTCCATTAAAATGGTCCTTATTTTCGATAACATAAAAATAACCAATGTCGATACTACTGACCAAAGATCAGTAGTAACAAATCAAAGTTTACAATCTAAATTGGATAGTCTAAATTTTTCACAAGGGGGTACTGGGACTATTGGAGCAACAGGGGCTACTGGAACCACAGGAGCAACTGGATCAACTGGGGCAACTGGTTCTACTGGTTCTACTGGAGCCACAGGAGCCACAGGAGCCACAGGAGCAACTGGAGCAACTGGAGCAACTGGAGCAACAGGATCTACTGGAGCAACTGGATCTACTGGAGCAACTGGAGCAACAGGGGCTACAGGATCAACTGGATCAACTGGATCAACAGGAGCAACTGGATCAACTGGATCAACTGGATCAACAGGAGCTACAGGATCAACTGGATCAACTGGATCAACAGGAGCAACTGGATCAACTGGATCAACTGGATCAACAGGATCAACAGGGGCTACTGGATCTACTGGAGCTACGGGATCAACAGGAGCAACTGGATCTACTGGAGCCACAGGAGCAACTGGATCTACTGGAGCCACGGGATCAACAGGAGCCACAGGAGCCACGGGATCAACAGGAGCCACAGGAGCCACAGGAGCAACTGGATCTACTGGAGCAACTGGAGCAACTGGAGCAACAGGATCTACTGGAGCAACTGGAGCAACTGGAGCAACAGGATCTACTGGAGCAACTGGATCTACTGGAGCAACTGGAGCAACAGGATCTACTGGATCAACAGGATCAACAGGATCAACAGGATCTACTGGAGCAACTGGAGCAACTGGATCAACAGGAGCTACAGGAGCTACAGGATCAACAGGATCTACTGGATCTACTGGAGCAACAGGATCAACAGGAGCAACTGGATCACCAGGAGCAACTGGAGCAAATGGATCAACAGGAGCAACTGGATCACCAGGAGCAACTGGAGCAACTGGATCAACAGGATCAACAGGAGCAACTGGATCAACAGGAGCAACTGGATCACCAGGAGCAACTGGATCACCAGGAGCAGATGGTTCTAATTATTTAACATTAGATTCTAATAGTTATGGTAATTTATGGTTTCAAGCGAATATGAAAAATGGAGTCGCCAGAAATTATAATTCAGTAAGTATATCATCTAGCGATGGTAAATATCAAACTGTATGTGTTTATGGAGGTAAGATCTATGGTAGCAGTGATTATGGTTCAACATTTTCTCAGAAGTATAATAATGCTTTCGATTATAATTGGAGATCAGTAAGCTTATCTTCTACTGGTCAATATCAAATCGCTGGAGATGACAATTATTTGTATGTTAGTACCGATTATGGTGAAAATTGGAATCAAAGTTCAGGTTCTGTTAATAGTGACGGTGCAAATAGTCTTAATGCCACCCTTAAGTCATGGAGATCAGTAAGTGTTTCTAGTAACGGTCAATATCAGACAGGTGTTGTATCATTAGGATATATTTATGTTAGTAGTGATTATGGTGCTACATGGACTACTAAAAATTCAATTAGATTATGGACATCAGTGAGTCTATCGAGAACCGGTAAATATCAAACTGCTACAGTAAGCAATGGAAATATCTATACTAGTAGCGATTATGGTGCTACATGGACATCTAGAGAGTCAAGTAGAAATTGGTCATCAGTGAGTCTATCTAAAGAGTATGGCAAATACCAAACTGCTGTTGTGTATAGTGACACAACTACAGGATATGTCTATGTCAGTAGCGATTATGGTGTTACATGGACTAGTAAGTTAACTGATTCTAATAGGAAATGGAAATCAGTGAGTGTATCTGGTGATGGTAAATACCAAACTGCTGTTGGTGAAGGTGGACATATCTATACTAGTATAAATTATGGTGTCACATGGTCTTCGAAAGGTACTAATACTAATCTCTTATTCCAAGGTGTTAGTATGACAGAAAACGGTGATATTCAAACCGCAGTAGCTTATACCGAAAATATCTACATTAGTAAACCATTATATAATTTAAATGGTGGCGTGACGATC